GGCACAGTTAAAACTGAAGGTATATACATCAACGCTAAAGCGTTGGAATCAGATGACGGGAACGGATTTTTTGGTCAAATTAATCCACAAAAAATAGAGAATGTTTCTAGTTCTCAAGGTCTGTTTTAAATTATTTACAAAAGGCATATGTTTTCAACTATGCCTTATATTAAAAAAATGACACCAGTAAGAAAGTCTATTTTAAAGTTACGCAAACTTAAGGAAATAAGACGTAAAAACCTTGAAAAGAATTTTTTAGAAATTCAAATGAAAGGTATGGATCATTATGTTTTTATAAAAGAAAATGGTAAGGCTCAAGTAGTATATGAAGAGGGTCGTTGGGTTAAAGAACATATAAGAACTGCCATACTTAAATTTAATTATGAAATCGATAAGATCGATAAATTATTAATTAGGGATTTTACTGATGAAGAACTTAAGGAATACGAAAAAACTTCTTAATTGGATTTGTAGGTTTTCTTTTTTCTTTTCTCATTTCTACTACAACACGATTAGCTTCTAATTCAATAAGTCTGTTTAACAAAGAAGCCATAAATATATCTTGATCGAATTTTTTCCTAACCATATGTGTGCAATATCTTTTTACATTATCTATGTCATTAGCTTTCATAATTTCTCTACATTGCATTTCTATCTCTAACTCCAATTCTGGAGGTGCTGGTTCTATGTCAATGTTGAGGAATTTAGTAATTTTCATGTTAGGGAAAAAGCTGTTTTTCTAAAATTTCAACTGCCTTATCATCTAACGTATTTGTAGTTTGTTTGGCAATTGATTTTAATAAATCAACCACTAACCTTTTAACAGCAGTTGTTGTTAAAAAGGTCATTAAGATTGGTTTTAGAATCTTATACATGGAATAAATATGTGTTACTTCCCAAACATAGCTAAAATGCTAGTATTGGACAAGAATCTTAACTTTCATGGTTGAAGAGAAAAAGAAAAATGCTTTCCAAAAACTCAAGGAAGGTTTGGATGACAAAGAAGAACAATTAGCAATTATTAGCCTTTTTGTCAGATTAGGTGTTGTTGTTTGGAGTGGATTTATAGTAACTCTCAACTACATCTCGATTCCAGGATACAGTTCAGAACCTAAAGATATAACTTTTCCTGCAAGTTTACTTACAGGTGCATTAGCGACTTTTGGTCTTGAAGGATCAAAGAAAAGTAGTAAGAAAGACGATAAAGTTGCAATGGGAGATGGTATGGTTCAGACTATAAGGGTAGTAACACCTATTAAAATAGAAGGTGCTGAAGTAATCGACCCTAAACCTAAAAAATGAAAAAGCTACTTCCATTATTATTACTGGCATCTAGTCCTGTATTAGCCGACATAAAACAGGAATTTGTAACTTCTGCCCAAATTACTGTTGATATGCCATACGTTGTTACAAACAAAGTAGGAACAACATATTCACTAAGCGGAAATAATATTACACCATCTGTAACTGTAGGAGATACCACAACGGCAGGAAAGATTGGAGGGATCAATGTTGGCTCGTTAACTAACGGTGTTCCAGCAATGATTCAGACAGATACCACTGTAACTACTAGCGGTTCAGCGTTTTCTAAGACGGAATCGGTAATTATGGGTGACGCTACACCATCTACCGTTACCCCTAGTTCGGGTATTGCAGCATTACCAGTATTAGGTGGTCAGACTACTATTGGATCAGGCGGTACGGCTGGATCTCTTGCTTTAACGTCATTGAGTTCTGGAATCCATACCTGTACCGCAGGTGGATCGGGTACATCTTGCATAGGATCTACTAAAGTCACTATTACGATTGACTAGACTTTGGCTCTTAATTTTATTAGCATTACCAGTAAGAACCCTTGCTGTGCCTATTGTGCCACAATTTCGTACGGGAAGTTCTCAAACAAGCTCGACCTCTGAATCAATAATTAATGAAACAATCACGAGCCATCAATATCGGACAGGATATTCATACTCAGCATCAGGACATAATATCAAATCTGAAACGGGATATATCAACCCTACTCCTACGACTACGAATGAACAAACAGTCGGGGGAGTAAATTTTAATTGGACTTCACCAAACTTAGAAGCTATACCTCGTTGGGGAATCGTAAACGATGGAGCAGCCTTTTCGCTCCAAGAAACACTAATAACACCAGGATTAGACACAACAACAACTATAACTCGTCAAATAACTACAAGCACAACCACAGAAACTACAACTACATTTGGGCAATAGCTTTACTTCTCTGTCCTGTTAAAACTCTTGCAAACACTACCGTTGCGTCACCTTCAAGTAACGCACAAGGGGTCGTTAACAATAACGCTACCATGATAACCCCGTCAGCCATGCCATCTTACAGAATGAGTCAGGGCATAGTGTGTGCTTCGCCTAGCCTTACAATTACACCTTATGTAACAGATAGCTGGTCATTTGCACGACCCAAACAATACATTACTAGGACACCCATCTATGACGAAAATACTGGAGAGATAAAGTACTACTCTGAAATACCAAGATTTGAAAAAGATAATTTTAATTTAAATTATGGAATATCTGCTCAATTCAATATTCCATTAGGTAAATCGCCTGCTTTATGTCATGAAGCAACAATGGTAAATATCGAAGCTCAAAAACTATTGATAAAAAAAACTAAGATGGAAATTAGTCTTTTTCGTTTAGAGCAATGTGCGAAGCAAGCAAAATTAGGTGTTACCTTCAAACCTAATACTCCTAGTGCTGTTACCTGTGAAGATATTGTTGTTAATATTCCACCTAATCAAGTTATTCCACATACTCATAAATTAAAGCAGTAGGCAAGCACGGTTAGACTTGCCCACCTAGACACCCTATCCTTCGCCATAATGAATAAGGTTTTATTATTTTACTTCTCTTTTTTCTTTTTTGTAAACTTATTTATAACCTGTTTTACTAATGGTTTTATAACATTAAGTAATAATGGAGTAGAGGCAGCAACAGTAGCAATAACAACTGTATTAACAACAGCACTAGCAGTTGGGATGTATTGATCGATAAACGGAACGTCTTCATAGATAGCAATACATTCAATACCATCTTCTCCTCTCTTATAACCCTTAACTCTTTCTGTACGCAACTCTGATGTAAACTCACCTACCCTTCTGTCATTTTTACCAGGACAATCAGGAATTACTATCTCTTCTTCTTTTTTTTCTGGAATCTTAGTATCTGGTGTCTGTGTTTCTGGTAATGGTGGAGTTTCATTATTGACAGGTGCTTCTTCTGTAATGACCAAATTCTCAGGTGTATAGTCAAGAGGAACAAAACTAGGGAATGGAAAATCACACGTTGTATACACACCATTAGGATCTTCCAATAGTAAATTACGATTACCAGTATTTTTTATATCTCTATGCTGATAGGTACAACCAGGAACATCAATCTCAGGTGGTTTAGTTACTTGAATGTAATGTGGACTATATATTTCTGGAACATCTGGAATATATATCTCACGAATTTGAATATCAGGTATCTCAATCGTAGGCATCTCTTGGTAAAAATACTTCTACAAAAGAATTGCATTTAGGACAGGAAAGATTAGTAACCATACTGTATTCTCCAGATCTCAATGGATGATCTTCACCATCTAAACTATGATCTCCACCCCAAATCAATTCAGTTTTACAATGCCAACAGTTCATATGCCAAAGCCTTCTGGCAAATCTATCGATGGCTGTACCATCTCAGGAAGTCCTTTATCTAAAAGTTTAGGCATCATCCCTTGTACATTTCCAAGTATTTCGTTCATAACTCTTGATTTGAACTGTTCTGAAGTTACATACTTGTAACCAAAGTATGCTCCTCCACTCATGGAAGCTACCATTACAAATGAAACTATGCTAAGAATATTAGCAATTTTTTGAAACATGATTAAATTTACAATTTTGAAAGCACTATCTTTTTCAAGTGTGCTTGTATTACTGCTTATTGTAGCTCTATCCCCTCTCTACGTCACTATGGGGATAATGACAAGACAAATGCAAGAAAAGGTTAATTAATCAGCAGCTTCGGCTGTGTTTCCCTCTGCTACCCACTCAAGGTATTCTTGATAATCTTTATTGCCCTCTGCAAAAGGTATATTGATACCGCTTCCATCATCTTTAGTTAAAGTTACAGAATTAACCTCTCCTGTCCAAATTGATTTATGTAGTTTATAAGTTGCCATAATTAAAGTTCTGAGGAAATAGCAAGATAGGCAGAATTACTGTTTGTTCTAAACATAATTGCTTGTCCACCTGTCATTGAATCGTGATTCCAATATAAATTACCATAATTAAATTTTGGGCCAGTATTAGTTAAAGTTAAATTTGTTATTGCAGAACTGACACTTGATGAAGCAGATTTCAATCTGTCAAAGTGAGATAGATTACTATATTCAAGACTTGGTACATCCCTTTTTGGATACCAATGAAAATCTGCAATACCTATAGTTGATTGATAAGCCATGCCTGTAATAAAGGGATTAAATTGTGCTCCATCCCATCTTTCGTAATAACGTCTACAAAGATCAAATTCTTGTGCAAATGACCTATGCTCAAAATCTGTTGCCACGCTGCCTACTTCTAATTGAACTCCTGTAATTTCTAAGGTTGAATCATTTGTTGTGTACCATGTCGAGGTGCTATCAGGAGTTTGAGTTGATAAACTATACGCAAACCATGCATTTAAAGAAACGCTTGCTGTATAATCTGTTCCAAAAAAAGGAAAAATATTTATTCTTAATCCTTCACCATTATCATTATTAAAAGTTAAATTATTATTTCCAGGAATTGTTTTTGTTATTTTTGTCCAAGTATCAGCAGATAACGAACCAGTTTCAAAACGATAAACAAATTCAGTACTATCTTTTGTGTGAACAGTTCCATAAAAATTTTGTGCAACACTTGATTTAACCCAAAAAGATAAAGTTATATTGCTTGAACTAGATACATAATTCCAACCACTATTTGCTATATCTTGTGCTTCTAAAATTGTTCTGATAATTACATAATCAGCAGCACCAGCACCACTTGTTTGGTTGCCATTTGTTACTTTTAATGCTTTTCTAAAACCAGAGGTATATGGTGTAGTTCCAGAAGCAACATCAACCTGTGCTTGTGTAAGTGCTTCATCTGTTCCTGACCAAAATGCTTTAAATCTATCAACAGTTTGATAACCACCAGATGTAGATGACGTTCCACGTTGGGCTATAAGACACGCTCCGTTGACCACCAAATTTTTATTAGTTCTGTTTGTAAGATTGGCAGTACACGTTCCATCACTATTGTTGACAGTAATAGCAGCAGCACTAGCTCCTACCCCCTTGATTGAATTGACTTTTATTTCTGACATAATTAACTAGGTTTTGGGTTAGCGTCTTTTACCGCTTTGATGTGGGTAGCCCACGTTCCAGTTGTATCTAGTTTACCAGCGAGCATATCTGCATACAACATATCAAGTTGATCTCCAAAAGAAGCATAAATTGTAGAACCATCAGTTGTTCTATCAGTTTGATACTTAACAGCAGCAGCTTCAGCATCTAGTGTAACTCTCGCAGCGTCTATATCAGATTGGACAAGTGTTATCTGTGTCCCATCTGCCTTAAAAGCTCCTGTAGAATCATCTATTCTTACGCAATCAGAATATGCTTTATAAATAGCTTCGTGATCTAAACTCATGCCGCCACCTCCTCAACAGTTATCCAACTTAAACCTAATTCTGAACTAACAGCATCATTTGTAGTTATAGTCCTATTGTAATAATAATAACCAGTGCTTTCGTGATTTCCAATTTGAACTGTATATGTAATTGCACTCGTTGTATTAGGACTATCTAAGTAGTTAGATAAATGTGCTACAGATGGTGTAGAGTTATTATCAGCGGCATAATAAACTGTAGTTGGCTGAGTTAAAACATCAGATTTATTTCCAGATGAAGGTGCTGAAATTATTGTTGTAGCTCCACCAGAAATAGCACGTTTTATTTTAAAAGAATATACATGTTCTGAAGAACCTGTTTCTCCAAATTGATGAAAAGAAATTTTTATTTTACTACTAGCTGCTGAAGGTGTAATAGTTACATTTTGATCAGGAATATCAATGTAAGTTTTTGTAGGATTACAATGAACACTACCAGTTGAATCCCTTGTTGTATTAGTTTTTACTTGTAGGATTTTTCCTAAAGATGCTGTGCTAGTTAAAAGTGTTGCATCTGCTGAATCTGGTAACGTAAAAACTCTATTATTACTAGAAGAAGAGGGTGCTTGTAAGCTGAAAGACCCACCTCCTGATGCTGCGTTTAGTTTAATCTTTGCGGTCATTTATCCAGCCTCCAAAGCAGCCACTTTAGTTTCTAATACTTCAATTTTAGCAACAGCCTCTTGTAATGCAGCAGTAAGTAAAGGTACAAGTTTGCTTTGGTCAATAGTTTGGTAAATTGGATCTCCTTTTGGAATTGCTCCATCTTCATCTGTTGATACCTGATCTTTTGTTCCTGTTACGGCTTCTGGTACTGCTGTCACTTCATGTGCAAAAAAACCATCAACTGTTGTACTAGCGTCAGCTTTCCAATTAAACCTATATGGTTTTAATGTTTTTAATCTTGTTATGCCATCAGATATTGCAACAGCATTTTCTTTTAATCTGTAATCTGAACTTGTGTTATATGAAGTAGATGAGCCGTTTGTAGTAATACTTCCTATTTGTGAAGTATCTCTATAAAAATAAATCAAAGTACTTACATTAGACCCTGTTTTGCAATAAATAGTTGAATAACCGCCAGATGTGTTAGATGCGAAAACACCACCATATCCTCCATTAGTTCCAGCGTCACTAGCGAATATTTCTCCAACAGCAGTTGAAACATTACTTGTAGCATTAATTTTTACACGTCCAGCAGAATCTATTTGTGCACGTTGATTTGTACCTGTGTACGCTCCAATCAGTTGATTTGTTCCGTCAAATTGTATCCCTGATCTTACTTGGCCCTCTGAACCTCCGTTAAAAGTATATACAAATGGGTTGGCACTTGCCCATTTCATATTACTTGTTAATGATAATTCTCCACCTGAAGTAATAGTTGCTCTAGTTGTTCCACCTGTATTTATATTTACAGTATCAGATGCAAAATTTATTCCTGTATTACTATCTGTTCCTTGTAAGGCTGGTGCGGAAGCTGACCCATCAACCCCAGAAATACCAGTAGTGCCGTTAATGTTTAAAGCCATAATTAAAGAATAACAAGTAAACTGCCAGAAGGCACAGTTACAGTAACTCCACTGTTTATAACAGGGCTTACTGTGTGTGCATTTTTTCCTGATGTTATCGTATAGTTCGTGGTCACGTTAGTGTCCGATTCAAAAAATACTTCATCATTACCTCCTCCCGTAGCTCCAGCACCGCCTCCCACAGCAGTAAACTCAGATCCATTATATATTTCAGCAGAAGTAGTCGTACTATTGAATCTAAAGTCTCCTGTTGAGGGAGAACCAGGTCTTTGTGCGGTAGTTCCAACAGGAATCTGTAAAGCTGTTGTGTAATTATGTATAACATCTCCAGTAAATGTTGCTCCTGCAACTGGAGCAAGACCTAAGTTTGCCTGTGTGACATTACCGATTTCGATATATCCGTTATTAGCTGCATTTCTTAGTTTTAATAAATTTGAAGTTGTATTAACTGATAATTGGAACGCAACCTGTGTACCACTAGGATCTGCTGATCCACTATTTAGACTCTGTATAGCAGCAAAGACATTATTAAGGTCAGTTCTTACGGCAGAGCCCGTGCCATTAGCGATTGAATAGTCTGAAACTTGTGCCATTTAGAAAACTACCTTGTGCATATTCTACCCTCCTTTACCAAATCCGACAGCCTGATAAG